GCGATCTTTTCAGGTCCAGTCAACGAACCGTCATCACCGGCAGACATGGAAACGACATACAGGGTAGTCATTTGTTGAGCAACGCCAGTAGAATACGTTGAAGATACGTTACCCCATGCAAGACCAGTTCCGGTAGAAGGTTCAGAAGCCCAGTAACACCAGTTTGAATTTACGTTCATGAACGTTGCGTAGTAGATACCTTGACCAAGATAGTTCGTTGCATCTGCTACCTTAGATAGTCCTTCCCACAACTCAAGAATGCGACCAGCAACACCGGTAATTGCACCAGTTTTATCGATAACGAAAACCGTTAGTTCGTCCATAACAGCGGCATTTGTAGCTGACATGAACGTTGTTGTTGTTGGTTTACCAAACTTCAAATATGAATATAGGTGACGGCTTTCACTCATGTACAGAGCATTACCTGTTACAGTGCAAGCGGTAGAGATACTTGCTGCCGAATAATCAACCGAAGTGATCGCAAACGTCAACGACCCTGAAGATGCAGATGCAAGAGTATGGGTGCCGTTGAATACTGCGTCGTCGCCGATAAATCCAGCAAGAGTCACGCTATCCCCGGTTGCGAATGGGAAACCTGAACCAGTAATCGTAGCAACGTCGGTAGCGATTGCAGCCGTAGCCACGTTGTATGACAGAGACTTGTTATAATCTGCTTGAAAGGTTGCCCATGTTCCGTTATCAATCATGATAACTTCGAGTGCATTTCCTAGAGCACCTGGTTGCTTACAAATCCACTCGCCAGCGGTAGTTAGACTTAGCTCAGTAGACATATCATATGCAGTTTGATTACCAAGAAGAATTCCAGATGTTGAACCGGACTTCTTAGCAGCGGCATTCATTACACCAGTGGCTTGGATACGAGTAACCCAAAGAGAACCGGAATATTGCAGGAAGTTCCATGCAGTAAACCATTCTTTGTAGTTGTCGTTATTTGGTGTTCCGAAGTAATTCTGTAGATCAGTTGTTGATGTACATAGAACAGGTTGTAGAAGTGGCCCAGTTGGGAACTGACCGACGATTGCGCCAGCGCCAGTAGCCGCAAGAGGCACTATTTGAGAAAAGTCGGTTTCGACAATGGCCACACTTGGGCTTGTTTGGATAGGCATTCTAAAACTCCTTAAAATTATAACATTTGGTGAATATTTTCACAAATATATTTAGCACTTCTCTTGTTTTGCACTTATTTAGACTTCAAAATCACAAGAAAACGCAATTGTCAAATATTTATATGTCATTGATTTCAATGAACCGTAACAAATAAATTTGACAAAAATAACCGCGCAGTGTTAGCATTAATGAATGGGTGCTAGATGGTAAATTCATGGATGCATCTTATAAGTTCTAATCTAAATCCAAATGAATCTACGAGCGAAGCGAGTGCGAACGAAGTTCGCTAGATTGTGCATTATCTCCCATTGATTACTACTTATGCACTATCCCTCCGGTCGCTGCCGTTGCGTATGGTAATTTAAACCATTAGCGAATTCGCCGCACTCGCTTCGTTCGCTTACCAGTTGAGATTTACTTCTTCTAGTTCATCAGATAATCCGTCTTGTATAAAACCGAACGGAGTCAAGGAGTCTTCCATCTCCTTTTCCTTGGCTAGATACATCTTATTTCTCATGCTTCTATCAGTAAGATCAACGAACCACGGTTGAGTTACCAACCAAGCGAATAACCATAAAGTTGCAACCATATCATCATGGAATCCATCATCGGCTTCCCATGTACCAGAGTCTGCTTGAACGAATGTACTTAGTTCGGTTATCGTATCGGCATCATTTACGATAAGTTGATTTCTCTCTACGATATCCTTCAAGTTTGCACAACCAATCCGTTTAGTCTTTTTGGTCGTTCTAATGCCAGGATACGGGTCGGCACCTTTCTTACCTAGTACGTCACCGGATTTGGTCCAGTAAAGATTCTCATATTCGTAGGTGTGAAAGAGTTCATCAGCCACCTGGGCACCAACATCATTGATTTCTACTAGAATAAATGCTTCATTATAATTTTTTGCCATATTGAAACAAATGCCCGCGTACATCAAAGGGGGAACTTCATTGTTCTTATATGTTGCGGCAACTCGATGCGGATATTCGGTTACGTCGAATATTGAGAATGCAGAGGCATCCAAATGACGACCTCTTGATACGTCAACAGTCATGGTATATACGCGATCTTTCTCTGGAGTTTTGTAGACCTTTAGCCCAGCGAATTCGCCTTCATATGTCTTTATTGGAATGTCATATGTAAGCGTTGCCATGGTTGTTGCTGACAGTAATTGTCTACTCGAACCCATGAACTCAGCAAGAATTTCCTGTGCTCCCTTTTGTTCACCCAGAATCGCCATCTGAGACTCGAACCATTTCTGATCTCTTCCAGGAGTTTGATACCAATGAACACGAACTGGATTGAAACCGTTTATTCCTTTTTCTGCATCAGACCAGAACTTGTAAAAATGATTGAAACCATTAGGCGTACTGGTAAGAATTACGCGGGCATCCCGTGAAGCCGTAATTGTTGGATATACCGACGTGAAGAATTCCTCAAAGGCTGTATTCTGAATGAACGCCATTTCATCGATATACAGAAGATTGATTGTTTTACCACGAATACCAGTACTTGATGTGGCAGCACCGAATAACTTTGAACCATTCTCTAGTTCAATCGATCTTCTATTAAAAACCTTGACGCCCATCTGCAACCACTTAGGAAGATTCTCATATGACATTCTGATACGTGATAGAATTTCATCGGAGGTTGCTTGCTTATTGGCGAGAACAGCAACAGACTTATTATCGTTGAATATGATATACCAAACGAAAAATGCAGCGGCAGTTTGGGTTTTGCCCTGCTGCCGGGCTGTTCGAACGATAGAAAATCTGTTATGATAATATGAATCGACCATCTCTTTCTGATAGTCGTACAATTCCATAAGGACTACACCGCGATCAGGGTGAACTACCTTGACGTACTTACATATAAAATATATCGGGTCCTGGGAACACTTGATATATTCATCAAGCATTTCCTCAGTATATTCGATGGGTGAATTTACAGGTCTAAGATTGGGGTTCGATTTAAAGGAAAGATGCTGTAAATATTCCTCAATTTGGGATAATTCTATCATTTATCCTTCTTACGCATATAGACCATGATAAACTCGGACTGAAAGAACAAATTCTATGAATGTTTTCATACTTTATACGGATTCTTCCAAGCGTCACCCGGGTCCCGGAATACGTCCTTTGCTTTTACTCGCCGGATTCCGCCGGCGAGTTCATCTTTATCCTGTACCTTGTGTTTGATAATATGATCACCATTCTTAGTATCAGTTTGAAGATACGTTGCAGTTCTAAGCGTATGCCCATTTTCCCTATGATAAACAGAATCTCCGCGTTTTAGCCCTGTAGCGGGTTCTTCCGGGTCGGTTACCCATTTTGCTTCTTTTACGAACTCTTTGAATGTTTTCATTTATTACCCAATCTCTCTGCGATTAGTTTATTAATATCGTTGCCTGAACCGACAAATATTGCTGTATTATTCATTACTGAGGCTTGCGTGGCCGCAGTCGGCGAACTATTGCCCTTCCGAGCGGTCTTTACGTCTTCTTTATCCTTACCTAGTTGCATTAGTGTTTTATTTAATGCAGCCATTTGACCAATAAGCCCACCAACCACTTCATATGCACGTGGATTCTCCGACTGTTCGGCCACGCGCAAGGCACCTTCTAACGCCATCTTACCTTGTTCCATGATCGAATATAAATTCAGACGAGCGTATGCAAAATCTGGATCCTCTGGAGTTTCAACTTCTTGAGGCATAATCGCAGACAAACTTAGCTCAGCAGAATGAATATCTGATGGTACTATGTTGAGCATCTTTTCAATTTCTTTCATAGTATCGTCCAGTTTGCAGCAATCGTATAAGCATCCGTCTTATTTGCTGTTCTTGGCACGACAACAGAATTATTTGTTTCCATTGGAGTACCGTCCATCGTGTTGATATTTGCAATCGTTTCCTTAATGACTCCAACATTATTAGAAGTCGGTCCGAACAGTTGAACGTCCATCGCAAACGTATATGTATCGATTATCCGTCTATTTGAATGAAGATCATCATAATTATCTTCACCAATTATACTCAACAGAGTAACAGGTACGTCCATCGAGAAGTTGTATTCGGGAAGAAGCAAGTAATTTAACGCCAATGATGGAGTGAAGTAAGGAAGAATTTGTTCCTTAATCTGTAGCGAATCATCAACAGTCTTGCAGTATGCCGAAAGTTCAAATGTAAGTCTCCAAGGTGCAGGTGAACCCACTGTTTTTGGTACTCCACAGTTTATAAGCATATGATCGAAGTGATTGCCGATTTTCTTTCCTGCTTGATATTCCATTGATATGATATCAAATGAAATTCGAGGCAACTCCGCTTCGAACTTTTTCAGAAACTCGGGGTCACCTTGAATACGTTGTAACCACTGTTGTTTTCTGGCAAATGAAATGGGAACTTCAACGTTTCTGATAGCCTTTCCTGTTGATTCATAATCGACTAGATGAATTCCGGAGAAAAGATTACCGAATGCAATGACCGCATTACGTATCGATTTATGGTAGTAAGGATTATTTTTGAACATTATAGTAGACTATTGAACGGATCATTGTCGTTGAACTTGATCGGTCCAACCGCGATATTGAGTGCTGCCGACGAATCATATTGTAGAGGAGATGCATTTGAATGTTCTTGGAAAATCGATGAACCATCTTCCTGTAGAAGTCTAAATCCACTTTCCTGCATCAATTCGAAGTCATATTGATTTGTATTGACTAGATTGATTGCATCATCAAGTTCGGTAATACCCGTGGTGCCAACGTCATTAGCAAATTGATATTGTTCAGTGGTTATTTTGTAAGAATACGTCATCTTACCCAACTGGACAAATTGCCAATCGAAGTCTATATAAACAATATTATAAAGGCGTTTAGTAATCGGATCATATATCAAATCGCCTTCTTGCGGACGATCGCCACCATTCATCATGACGGAAGCAATCGCATCCTTCTCCACTGCCCATCTAGTAACCGATATTTGAAACACGATCTGGTTGCGAATTTCAAGACCGAACTTCGAAATCATTTCTTGTTGACCCTGGAATCCAGAGAACGAGTCCTGATAAATTTCAATCTCGATATGCTTGTCAAACTTTGAAACGACATCCTCACCTAACACTAGATCAAGATTCTGAGTTTGTCTTGGAAGATAGAATGCATTGAACCCCGAGACTTGTATGGCTTCCGTTACGATTCCCTGTAACAGAGTCTGTTCATTCACCGGTTGCTTATTGAAGTATGGATTGGCTAGACCTGCCATTCGTTATCCTAACATCATTTGCAATGGAGCTTGGTTATTGATCATGTCGGCTTCAAGTTCCTTGAGTGCTTCCGTGGCCTCTATCATGATGTTTTCGCCGTTTAGATATGCACCACCAGGAAGCGCCAGATCCTTGTACTTGCGAAGATTGTTTCCCCATTGAAGTTTTACCTTCTCTGTGGCATACTTCTTAATCCAGATATCATTATAAAGATCGGTATACGTTTCATCATCAACGATACGATATACTTCAATAACGACATATTGCCCAGGGACGACCTCGGCATTCCAATCAATGTCCAAATATAGGTTTCCCATACGACGATTGAATCTGAATTGCTTCTCTTTACGTAGGAAGAAGTCCAACATTGAAATGTATTCCATTGACATGGTGAAATAACTCATGTTACCGCCAGCCAAATTTCTTAGATCATTCATGCGTAGTTGATACGTAATATCAAACAATCCATCGCCGTATGATGGCTGCCAAGGTAGAACACGCTCAATACCAACAATATCATTTCCGATAGGAATATACTTGTTATCCGCGTCGCCATACACAATCGCAGTCACCGTACATGTGCCACCAGTAAACTCCAATATATCGTTAACTAAGAAAAGGTTGCCCGTAGTCTTTGCTACGTATACGTCATTTCCCGAAATCGATAGCACGGAAGCACTGCCACCACTCGTGCTAAGTTGAATTCCTACAGAAATTCCAGTAACGGAGTCAACAGTGATTTTCGTAGCGGTGAACTGGTGCTTCACATAGTCACGAGTGATACCGTCTGGATGATATTCTTGAAACATTCGGATGGTGTCGTCAATTGCATCAGATAATTGTGCATCAGCAACCTCGATATTGATTACCGGAGCACCTAATTTTCTAAGTGCGTAATCAGCCAAATCCTGTCTTGAATATATTGCCATGTTAGTTTGTCACAATCGAGTAAGTTGTTTTATATGTTGTTGACGTTGGACAGTTTGCGAAGACTGTGCATGTTCCGGATAGATACGATGCATAGAACGTCGGAACGTCTGTGAATGTTCCTATAGTGATCGTCGCATATTCATCGGTTAT